CTACCTGACGGGAAACCCTAAGGTGACATTTTTCCAAGCGGTTTACCGCCGACACACGAACTTCGCGATGGAGAACATCGAACAAACGGTTAACGGCACGGCGTCCAACAACGGCCGCGTCTCCGTGACGGTCGCCCGTAATGGTGATCTCATCGGTGACATGTACGTTGAGCTCAAGACGGCCTCCGATCTCGGTACCAAGGCCGGTATCACGACCAAGTGCGACGGTGCCTGGGCCGCCGAACGTGCGATCAAGGACGTCGAACTGTCGATCGGTGGACAACGCATTGACAAGCACTACCAAACCTGGTGGCGTTTGTACTCTGAGTTGTACCTCGATGGCTCCAAGAAGGCGCAATACGGTAAGATGACCTCCAACCCGGTGGCCGACACCGCGGGTACGGTCTACCTCCCGCTCTTGTTCTTCTTCAACCGCAATGCGGGTCTCTATTTGCCGCTGATCGCGTTGCAATACCACGAGGTGCGCATTGACTTCGATTTGTCCTCCGACTTCTCTGCCTACACTGACGGCTCCACTTTCAAGGTCTGGGGCAACTACGTGTACCTCGATACCGAGGAGCGTCGTCGCTTCGCCCAAAAGGGTCACGAATATCTCATTGAACAAGTGCAACACACCGGTACGGACACCGTCACCGCCGGTGCCACCAAGCAAGTCCGCTTGTCCTACAACCACCCGGTCAAGGAGCTTGTCTGGTGTTTGGCCGGTTCCAGCTCTGCGAACGCGCAAATGTGGAACTTCACGACCCAAGCCGGTACCACGGGTAAGGTTTGCCTTGAATTGAACCCGGGTCCGAACTCCACGACCTCGGCGAACGCCTGCGTTGCGACGGAAACCATCGGTGCCCCGTTGTACGATGGCTCCACGCCGGGTGGCTCTTCTGCCCAATGGACCGAAGAAGGTGCCCACGCCGCCGCGTTGTCGGTCGGTTCTTTGGATACCTTCAAGTTGGTCCTCAACGGTCAAGATCGTTTCAAGGAGCAACAAGGTAAGTACTTCAACCAAGTGCAACCGTTCCAGCACCACTCCGGTTCTCCGTACCCGGGTGTCTACTCGTATTCCTTCGCTCTCAAACCGGAGGAACACCAACCGACAGGGACATGCAATTTTTCGAGGATCGATAATGCCCAAGTTGCCATTAAGACGAAGGCTTCGGGCTTGACGACCCTCCACATGTTCGCGACCAACTACAACGTCCTCCGCATCCAATCCGGTATGGGCGGTCTCGCGTTCTCCAACTAGGCTTATTATGGCTTAAATATATCGCTCGCGTTTTAAAAATAAAAAAATAAAAAAAAATAAAAAATTTTTAAAAACTGATTCGCATACAATTTTTAAAAATAAACTAAATTCCGTTTTCGTATTCGCAAACAACGCATATGTCCTTTTCGTTGACAAAATCTGTTTCTTCGTGACACTGCTTACATTCAAATATGGGTATTTTTTCTAATATACATGGACTGTGTGTTTCGTCATCGAGAAGCCATGTAATGTGTTTATATATCATATCGGCCAGCTCTGGCCTAGACATCGTGTGATATATATACATCCACTGATTTGTGCTATGTAAACTCTCAAACATAGCTTTTAGGCTATACATGATAACATCATGCGCGATCCTGTCCGGCCACATTCTTTGTTCGGTGAGTTTTATTAAATGTTTTTCTATACATCCCCCAATTTGCATCTCTTGTCTGGGAGTGAGTCCCATCCATTCCATGTGATCATATTCATTGTCATCTAATATACACCACTCTACCGTCTCCTTGATATCGTCATACATTACCTGTTTGAAGAAATCCCACTGATCTCGTGAGTGGAAGAAGCTTTTTGGTTCTTTTAATTCATTCTTGAGATTTTCCACTTGTTTTTCTAGTTCTAGTATTTTTTTATGCTTTTCTATGACATCTCTATCATAAAAAAGTTTTGAACATATAGCCAGACGTTCCATTATCCAGAAGGGGCTTAAACTTTTTATGTTATTTTATAATAAAATGGGTGTTGTCGCTACACCACCAGATCCTATCACGACTGATAACGGCTTCGAGCTCACCAGTTATTACATGTCTTTAGCGGACACCGAAGTTCATCAACAAAAGATAAACGATCCCACGAATGGTATTGTTTATCGCACAGAGGGAATCTTCCAGTATTGGCCCAATAAGTCTGCGCGTGATTCTGGCACAAAACCATTTTCTCATAAATTAGTGCGTGTGGATTCATCTACGGCTCCGGATAAGGATTGTTATACAATTTTGTATGAAAAATTAAAAGAATTAAAGGTTTCGGGCATTGAAATGAAAGATGACTAGTGATTACTATGTATACACAGATGGTGCGTGCGCCAATAACGGTCAAACGAACGCAATGGCTGGTATGGGTATTTATTTCGGTGATGATGATCCACGTAACGTATCAAGAAAGGTGGAAGGAAAACAATCAAACAATACAGCGGAATTGGGCGCTATTATAGAGGCATATACAATTATAAAAGACGACTTGGAAAGTGGTAAAGTCGTCACAATTGTATCTGATTCTATTTATGCGATTAGATGCGTAACGACGTACGGCGAAAAATGTGCGGCGACGGGATGGTCAAAGGATATTCCCAACAAGGATATGGTTAGAAAAGCGTATGAATTGTATAGACGCAATTCACCATTTAAGGAAAGTCAGATACTGTTCAAACACATCAAGGCTCATACCGGCAAAGACGACGTTCATTCTATGGGGAATGAAAATGCCGATAGACTTGCTAATATGGCTATTGGGTTGACGCACTGTCCGTATGATAAACCAAAGGAATCTATATTTCTTGGGAACAAATTAGAAACAATGATGAATAGAACGTATTTGAATGTTCCATTTTCTGATAAGGATCACGCAAAAAAATATGGATGTAGATGGGATCCTAAAAAGAAAAAGTGGTGGATCGGTGAAATGAAACCAGAATTAGAAAAATATCTGCGTTAAGTTTAGTCATGGACAAGAGCCATCTAAAACATGTGGATTCGAATGGCAGTACATCATCAGGAAGAGATGACTCGGAAATGAAATGGTGTGATAAACAAGAACAGCTTTTATTGAACTGGGCGGAAAAAAGTGCGGGGTATCGATGGTTGCATAACCACGCCCGAGTTCATTATAATAGACAAAATAATCACCTATCATATCCATCGATAATTATTTCTTCCATTACGGGTGTAGGGGGTTTTGCGGTTTTAAATCCTAGTGGTTCTGACGACTTATCTTCATCTAGTAAAACTAATATCATGATAGCACAGTATCTGTTTGCGTTTTTGAATGTGATAGCGGGTATTCTGACATCTATATTGAAGTTCTCCGGGAGTAATACTCTCGCCGGACGTCATTCACTAGCTTGCGTCCAATATTCTAAGTTTTATAGAAATGTTGAAATGGAACTTTCACTTCAACGTGAACACAGACAAAATGTCGGAGAGTTCTTTCAAAAATGTAGATACGAGTACGATCGCCTATTAGACGATAGTCCAGATTTACCTAATGTATCGATAGCGGCCTTTAATGTTGAATTTCCCACAAAAGAAAACAAACCGGATGTATGTAACGGGTTGAATGTATTGGTGAGTGTCGGGGATGATTGTTCGCGAAGTGAAGGTGGTAAAATTAAAAAATCTTTGTCAAAATGGTTAGGAAAAATTTCGTCAAGAAAAGCTCTCATGCGCACTGGCAGTGGTAGTTTAGACGGAGAGCTATCCAATTCTCCCAAAATAAATACATCTAAAGATAGTTCTCCCGTTTAGATTAGAATCGGTTAGGTACATGATCAACACTCTATCCCATAAAGTTGGAATATTAACTGCCGGACACACTTGTCCGGGCGTTAATACCGCAATAAAGAGTCTAGCCATGCGGGAGCTAAAATTTGGGAATATTGTATATGGATACAAAGAAGGGTTTGCCGGATTAAATTATGGCATGAAAATGGAATTGTCACCAGATATGTTAAATGAAGATGCCGGTTCTATACTACACATGTCCAGAGAGGATCTTAACATGGATACAGCTATTTCTGAAATCTCCGAATTGGATAAATTGTATTGCATAGGTGGAGCGATTACGATCAGTCGCGCGAGGCAAATCGCAAAAGACGAGCGGGTATCTACAAACGTGATATGTTTAGCAAAGGGATTCACTAATGATATTAGTTGTTTGGAATCTTTTGGATTTCAAACGACCATTAAGGTGTTGGGTGAATTTGTTAATTTGGCTTACGTGGAAGCCAATACATCTAAATCTATCGTCATACTCGAGACGCCCGAAGACGAAACTGGAAATTTGGCTAAACATACATATTACAGAAATAATAAAAAAATAGATAAAGTTCTTAGTCCCGATTTACCCGAAGATCCATTTTTTGCGGATCATGTGTATAGAAAGTACATATCTAATGGACGATTTGCCGTTATTATCGCTTCCAGAGGAAGTAATTATGAAGACGTATCGAAAACTCTCCATGAAAAATATGAAATCGAATGTAAATTCATTAAACCAGGTAATTTGATAGGAGCTACAAAACCGAGTTTATATGATTCATTACTGTGTGCCCGGATGGGAGAAGAGGCGTTTTTCCACTCCATGAAAAACCGGAATTTCATCCGAGATGCTGGACACTACACGCCACTGGAAGAATACTCTCCAGTGGTGTATTAAAGAGTACAGTACATTTATCATTATGATAAAAGCTGATGTAGCTAAGTGGTAAGGCGCCTGCCTTGTAAGCAGGAGATTCGCGGGTTCGATCCCCGTCATCAGCATATTTGAAAAAAATAATAATTATATACAGTATAAAACAATGTCCATCTTCAGCAACCAAATTGTCTTGGTGATGATGTTAGTCTCGGCACTCACCGGACTTGCCCTCCACGGAGATGGCTTCAACTACTTCCCGGCGTTAGATAAGTTTATCAATGGTCCGTTTATTTTCGGCATGATCATGTTGATGCACACTATGTTTGGTTTACGGGGTATTACCGATAAACCGGCTATCATCGACAAGGTTCTCAACAATAAGGTCGGTAAGTTTGTCACGTTCTTGCTCATGGCCTTTGCCACTACTCGCGATAAGGAAAATGCCATTTTCGTTGCCATCGCATTCCTCGCGATCACACAATTATTGCGCACGAAGGAAGAGCGTAAGAAGAAGCCGTACATTCTCTAAATTAATAATCTACTCTCGATGTTACTTAAACATATCACATCTATAAAATGTAAGATGAATTCTATAGATGTTATTGGATTAGTGAGTTCGATCATGATAGCCATCATGTTCGTTCCACAGGTAGTTCACGTACATAAAACGAAGGACACACACGCTATCAATTATTACTTTTTGGGATTAAATGTTATCGCCAGCGTGATGGGACTCATTTATTCTGTATATTATGACGTAGTTCCGATGATCGTCGCTAACAGCTCAGCTGGGTTATTTACTATAACTCTCATGGGCATGAAATACAATAATGAACTTAAAGATGACACCGGAGACAATACTAAAGCTTCTATAGTGTAGTGGTAATCACCTTGGACTTTGAATCCAATAACCCTGGTTCGAGTCCAGGTAGAAGCTTCCCGGCCTTAGCTCAGATGGAAGAGCAGCTGACTGTAGTATATAATACTAAATTTGCAATGTAAAAATTGTTATCAGCGGGTCACCCGTTCGAATCGGGTAGGCCGGATCATTCCGCCCTAGCTCAATCGGAAGAGCATACGGCTGTTAACCGTGAGGTACAGGGATCGAAACCCTGGGGCGGAGATATTACCTTTTAGATGTGCGTCCCACATGTAAAATGTATTTATTTACGTAATTGTTTTATCCCCTTTCTCTTTAATTGCCAGACGTGTTCTACTACAACGGTCGCACCGAGCACCGTTAGAA